CAACACGTCTTTTAAATCCTTTGCTGTAATCTGCCATCAGTTCTCCTTTCTGCCCACTGCCTTAGGCAGCAGGCTCATGGCTTATACTGGCTGTTTCTTATGCGGTTAATAGTTACATGTGGTATATAATTTAGCTCTCCGGCTGATCACTGCCTGCATATGATCCCTTTGTGCTGTTGTTGGTCACTTAAGATCATTCCTAAATCCACAGCTACCACGACTAATACTACGACTTTTTATTAAACAACAATCATGGTTTATAGTGTCTTGCAGGCAGTGATCAACCGGAGAGTCTTATTTTTATTACATTGCTGCGAGTAGCTTATTGATAAAGTACTGCTGCCCTTTACCAGTAACCATCGTTGTTCTTGTTATTCTTATGCTCTCGTCTGGATTTGTGATCGTTCTTTCCTTGATTTCAAACAACCCTGCTTCCATGGATTTCTGCGTTGGCATATTTTTGCTTGATCCACCTTTGATCAGGTATCCATTATTTCTCAGGTATGCGAACAATCTATTCTGACCTGTGTGCACTCCGTTTTGCCGAAGAATCTTAGCTAACTCTCCAATCAAGATAGATGTATCGCTCGTGGACACAGCATCGGCAAACGCTTCCTTTGGTTTCATTCTCTTGTTATCTTCTAACAATGCAGCATTATTACTCTGTAGATCATTTATTGTCTTTTGAGCTTCTAATACTGCTAACGCTAGCAATTCCTTTCCTTGTGGGATATGATCTGCGATGATTTGCTCCATCGTGTGAAATCTATCAATATACTTTGCTGTAAACTCTGTCCCTTTTACACCTGTAAGCTTGTGAGCAATAAATTCGCATCCTTTCTTTGTGATCTGGTAACATGGTCGAGTTCGATTGTTATTATCTACATATGTTGATTCATTGAAAAATTCGTCGTGTCCAAGATTGGACTGTGCTAATTGATCAATGTATTCTCTTATGTCTCTCATCAGTTTGTTATGTGCTTTACCTACCATCTCAGCAACTTCAACACTACTGATTGTCTGTTCAATCCTATCCATACACTATGTCATCTCCTAACTGTTTCTTTAATAACTGTCTTTCCAGATTCTCATAATCACAATCTTTGACTTCTCGCTGTGTAAAATTGTGTATAGTTTCTTCTTTCTTTGGTTTCGGTGTTGATTTCTTCCGTTTCTTTGATGTAGAGAAGAAACTCTTATATCCTCCACCAAATGCTTTTCTTACAATGCCCAACTTATCAGAATCGTTCTCAGCCAGAGAATCTAGTTCTTCTTTCAAGGCATTGATCTGTTCTGCAGATAATGTTGGTCCAGTATGATTCCTCATATCAAGATAAAGACAGAACTCTCTGTTCAGATCTGGATTGCTATAATAATATTTACTTTCCTTTACTTTACTTTCCTTTAGGGATTCTTCTCGGGAATTATCATTATTTTTCTTGGAATTATCCGTATTATTCTCAGAATTATCTTCAAAATGGGTAACTTTAATAAAAGGTTCTGTTTCTTCTTCATTTAAAAGCCAGAACCTGTCGACTTTTATTGGATTCTTCTTAGCTCTTGTTTTTACTGCTAACTGGAATCTCTTCTGTATTCCGGCAGAAGTCAGGACAGCGTCCGACTGGAAAAGCTGTTTATCAAACATCGACCGTTCCAATAAGAATGTCAAGACTTGCTTCACCTTATCACTATTCATGTTCAGATCATCTGACACGATATAGTAAAAATCATCATCTACAATGATGTAATATCCATTTCTATATATTTCACAAAGAAGATAAATGAAAATTGTGATCCCGTCTGCTCCATATCTGGATTTCAAGATCTTTATCTTCCTATCCGAAAAGAAATCGCAATCCAAAGAAAAATAATCGATGCCTTGTTTTTTCTGTCTGGCCAAAACGATTCTCCTTTTCTTATTTGATTTCTTCTATCTCTACTTCAACTCGTGGGTCCTCTGCATAATGCTTTTCCATATGCAGCGTTACAACCTGCGTATCATCCCTGTATGCTAGTTTATTCAAAGCATCAAGAATACTTTTTGCAATGTTATCAATGTCTGGTTTCTTCGTTGGAAACATAAGGTCTTCCAACATCTGTTGTTTCTTTTTCTTGCTTGTACTCTTAACAATCGGATAATAAGCTATGATCGTTACTTTTAAAGGCTGTCCGTCATTAAAAATGATATTGTTTGATTCCTGCCTGTAACAGCACTTGATCAAATTCTCGTATAGCATAGTACCTTCTGGCGTATATGAGAATGTTCCACCTTTTTTACTACGGACAGTTCTTGCCCTGGCTTTTCCTTTCGGTGCACCAGGGACTGTAAATCTAACTGTCTCCATAACTGTTACCCGATGATCGTGATCACTTTTAACAGTTCTTCCGGTAAATTCTCTGTTAAATATTTCTTGATAGCATCTACAGCTTCATACTTCCAGAGACCACCATCAGCTTCTACCAGTTTAAACATTGGCTGCCCATCAGAACCTTCTCTGATTCGAAAGATAAACTTGCTTTCTGGCTGTTCTACTTCCAGGAAGGTACGATATGGGCGAAGTGTTACTGGATTTGGTACGATCACATCTTCTTTTCCTGCGATACCTTTTGTGATCGTAGCTTTCTGGCTGACTCCATCATCTCCATAGTTGGCCACTGTTTTATTTTCTACGTTTCCAGCAACTGAAAGAATCAGTTCTGTTTCATCACTCTGTTTAAAGGCAGTCTGCATGTTGATTACAAACGCTTCCTGATCATAGTAATGATCGAAATCAAAACCATTTGGATTTGTACCTACGCGGAATAATTCTTCTCGATTTCTTTCATTTGTAAGACCAGATAGTAATCTTACTCTTGTTGGAGATTCTACGTGAACGATCATAGATTCTCTTAACTCTTCGCTTTTTCCGCTGATATAATCGATCAGAGAACTAAGACTTGTAGCTGTCAATGGTTCTGCAAACTCTTCTCTGTCATATCGTGACATCGATTTATCGCAATAAGTCTTTCCTGCGATCTCTACAACGTGTGGCTCTCTTGCACTGTCTGTCAATTCTTCGATCTTTTCGATTGCTTCTCTTAAAAATGTATTATCCATTGTTATGTATCCTCCTATGCCTGTTTTGCTTTTCTTAAATCAATGACTTTGTTGCTTGGTTCGTAGATCTCTCCAGTGTCCGGATCAAAGGCTTTCTGTGGATCTTCCTCTTCCTGATCAATCACATCATTGACACTCATCTGTCCCGGAATCTGGTTAAAAATCTCGATCGCTTCAACCTCTCCGGTACGGAGATCACGTCCCATACTCAGGGCTGTTGTAGCTCCAAGCTCTGGTGCAAGACTTAACTTCGTTTCAACTGTAGTTGATACAAAATTTCTTTCATCATTTGGACGAAGAGAGATTGACACATTAATCTTTCTTACCTTCTGTGCATCTGTGTTGGGATCCTGAATGTTTTCAGTGACTTTTTCTAAAGCCTTATTGAGCTGTACTGAAAGCTTCCCTCCTGCAAACTCCTCTAAATTAAAATGTTTCATTGTGTTGCTCCTTTCTTTTATTTAAAGAACTGCTGTGGTTCTTCTTTTGCTGATTCTTCCTGCGGTTCCTGTTTTTCTGGTTCTGGTGTTTCCTCTACTGCTTCCTGCAGATTCTGATCTAATACAATATTTTCTTCTGAAACTGTATCTGCATAATCTTTTGTTCCATCTTCATGGATCACCGCCATATCAGATTCCATTGCATTCTGCATATCAATGCTCATGATTCCCCATTTACTGATCAACTGGCGAAGCATTGTCTTATAAGCCATTCCGTCAAAATCTTTCTCCCAGAATGTATATCCTTTCTTTGCTGCATACCCTTTGGAATACTTTAATGCATGTGCTTCCATTTTCTTTTTGGACCAATACATAGCTTTTCGGAAACCATTTGTATATTCAAACATTGCATAGTATCCGATTGTTTTTGCTTCTTCCCTTACTTCCTCATCATCGATCAGATTTACTTCGATCTCTTCATTCAGTGGATCAAATCGAACCAGTTCTCCTTCTTTAATCGCTAGGACATTTAATTTCTTGTACTGCCCTGAGCGGATTGCTAACTGAATGTATCCTTTATAACCAAGTTGAAATTGTGCTTCCTTACATCCTTTTTTGTTGTTTCTGAACGGAACCATGTAATACTGTCCAAGCTGTGGGGATGGAGAGAGTTTTAATGACTCTCCAAGCAATGCAGCACTCAAAATTGATGGGTTTGTACATTCCTGTAAATCTGAATTAACCTGTACTGCAGATACGATAGAAGCAATGAAACGATCTCCATTTTTACCACCAACTACATTGTTGATCTGATTTTTTACAGCATCATTTGTAAGATATGCTGTTAATCCTGTTTTCTGCTGTCTATTTACTAAACTGTTTCCAACTGACATTTTATAAGTCCTCCTCTTCCTTTGGATTTATGATTTCAAATTCTTCACATACTTTTTGTACTAGACTGAGTCTCGCATTAACTTCCTTAAAGTTGTGTTCTTTTACAACACAGCGGAATGTAATTGCTACGGTTCTTTCTCCTGTACATTTTGGCTTTGCTGCTTCTATTGGTTCTTCTAGCACTTCTTTGCTTTCACCTGCAGATACTACTTTCTGTGCTTCTTCTTTTAACTGCTGCTGTCTATGCTCTTCCTTCTGCTTCTGCTCTTCCTCAAATAAGGCTTTCTTCTTGGCGGTCTCCTCTAACTTCTGTTTCTTCATCATTGCAGCGTTCAGATCAAAAGCTTTCAGATATTCTTCTTTCATTTCAAAAACATAAGGACATGTATCTGCACTGATTACTTTCAGATCGCTGTCAACTTTATCTCTGATCTCTGCGATCTCTGTTGTGATAGATTTCAATGTCGTTGATACATTTAACCAAGAATCCTTATAGATTTTTTCAAATGGAACCGTGCGATCAAAATCACCGATTGTCTTTGAATAGATTCCCTTGATTTTCTCTAATTTTTCTTGCCGTGTTGCTTCTTCGTATCCTTTGATCTGGATGTCAATGTTTCCAATCGCTTGATCAACGATGCCGATCAGTTCTTTTTCCTGTTCTTCAAAAGCTGTGTATGGCTGCATGACCTGTCGTTTGATTTCTTTTCTTTTGTTCTCTAATGCGGTTACAAATTTTCGAAGATTAGCACGATCCTTTTTGGCATCCTTAATCTGATCTGCTGTATAGACCAGATTCATATAATCATTTGCTTTCTTCTGAATCTCTGTTTTTAACTCTTCATAATTCCAATCAATCTTCTGTAGAAACCCATCTTCCTGCGGATTGTATATCTTAAACTCCATATGTATCTCCTTTTAAATTTCTGGAAGAATCAAGTTCGGTTGCTGTCTTTTTAAAACTTTCTGCCAGAACTCTTCTTCCGCTTGTTTTAATATCTCAATATCTTCTTCTACGTCTGATCGCTCAATATGATAATCTTTTGTTTGTAGCTGGATCTGCCCTTGCCACACTGATTTAAGTTGTGCTCTCAGTCCAACAAACTCATATTCAGTAACTAACAGATAATGCAACACCTGTATGTAATAGTTGTCCGGAATCTGATCTCTCCATTTTTCTCTCTGCATGCTTTGCAAGATATTAGTTGTCTTGATTTCTAAGATTCCTTTGCGACCATCCTGATCGGTCAGTTCTCCATCTAAGGATGCATGTGCCCATGGATACTTTTCATTCCGAATCATGTTGTCTCCGAAGTACTCAACCTTGTACTCTGGATGGTCAAGTGCGAACAGCGATCTAAGCAATGGCTCCGCATCATGCCCATACTTCACATAGTCCTTATCTGAAATAT